CAATGAAGATTACGAAGATCATATTAAAGGAATTAAATCAATAGGAATACAACCTTGTACCGATGAAGGACTAGCTAGGTTTGGTGCAATAGACGTTGATCAATATCCAATAGACAGAAAATTTTATCTAGGCATCATTCAAGATAAAAATTTACCAATCATCCCTATCCTATCCAAGAGTGGTGGATTACATTTATATGTATTTACCACTCGGTTGGTAAAAGCAAAAGAGATTAGAAACTTTTTAGAAGAACTTTTATTTATATTTAAATTACCACAAGGCACTGAAATATTTCCTAAACAAACACAGCTAAGAGCTAAAGACGGAACTTTATCTAACGGTAATTTTATTAATCTACCTTACAATGGTGAAGATAGAAAAGCATTAAATTTAGATGGCACTGCAATGGCATTTCAAACTTTTTTAGAAGTTGTTAAATTAAATTTAGTTGATCCTAAAAATTTTAAAAAAATAAAAGAAGATTTAGTTTATGCAGAACTTACAGGAGGCAATGCAGAGTTTGAAGATGGACCACCTTGTTTACAAAAATTAACTAAAGAAATGATGACCTTTACGGATGGTCGAGATAGATTTTTATATAACTACATGGTTTTTTCTAAAAAGAAATACTCAGACTGGGGCAAGAAAGTTTTAGAAGCAGGTAGAAATTATTTTACTATGGATATGCAATGGACTGATGATCATATTAAAAAGAAAATAAGTAGCTGGGAAAAACAAAATAAAGGTTATACTTGTAGTGATCCATTGCTACAACCAAACTGTATGAAAGCAGTATGTGTTAAAAGAAAATATGGAATATTGTCTGACGGTAAATCTAATTTTCCAGAACTAAGTAATCTACAAAAAATAAATTATAAACCTTATCCGGAATGGAGAATTACTGTTCAAAACAATGACGGGGAAAGGGTACCTCTTCATGTAAAAAATACTTATAAACTTTTAAATCCTAATGAATTTGAAACGATTATGTTTGAACAAGCACATATCGTTGCACCAGGAATCAAGCGTCAGGAATTAAAAAACATGATTAATCTTTTATCATCAAACATAGAAACTATAGAACCTGCAGAAGGTACAGGTCCATTAGAAGTCTTAAAGAAAATATTACACAAACATATATTCGGGGCTCAGGCAACAAGCTTCATGTCATTTGCAAGTGGTAGACCTTTAGTTACAGAAGACTTTGCATTTTTTGTATTTGATAAATTTTTAGATAAATTAAAAAATGAAGAATGGAATTATGATGCACAAAAAACATCTTATATGATTGAACATGAATTGTTTGATAAAGACAATTCCGATAAAGATAAAAGAGCCTACTTCAATCATCCAAAAAGATTTCCAGGTAAAGATGATAATGGAGAACCTTTTAAACCAATTAAAGTAGCAAAAATACCTTTGTATATTTTTGAAGAACCTGAAGAAGTAAATGAAATAGTACCAGTAGAAAGCGATGACGAAGTAGTATGATTTATAAATATTATGGTCCTCCAGGTACAGGAAAGACATATCGATTAATTAATCGAGCTAGAGCTTATGTTAGAAAATATAAAGTGCCTTTAGATCGTATTGGATATTTTGCATTTACTAAAAAAGCTGCTGAGGAAGCAAAGATGCGGATGCCTTTTGAAAATAAAAAATTAAGATATTTTAAAACACTGCACGCTTTAGCATTTGAATGTATTAAAATCAAAGATGGTTTAAAAATGTCACAAGAAGATGTGATGCAACCATATCATTATGAAGAGTTTGGAAAAAAATTAAATCTACATGTAGAATTTTATGATCGATATAATAAAGATAAATCTTTTTATCTAGGTTTCGAAAACCCATACTTTCAAATTATACAAAGAGCATTTAATAAATGTATTACTCCAAGACAAGAATTTGATTTAGAAGAATATGATCCTTTAGAAGTTGATTGGATAACTTTAGACTATATTTATAAAAATTTATTAAATTATAAAAAGGTAAAAAATAAATATGAATTTAATGACATGATCAGACTTTTAATTGATCAACCAGAAAACATACCAGAATTTGACGTAATATTTATAGATGAAGCACAAGACTTATCTCCATTGCAATGGCAACTCTATGATGTTTTAAAAACTAAAACTAAAGATATTTACTTAGCAGGAGATGATGACCAAGCAATCTTTGCCTGGGCTGGAGCTGATGTTAAAAGATTTATAGAGGAACCGGCAAAAGAAAAAGTATTGATCTATTCAAAAAGAATATCTAAAGCAGTACAAGAAGAATCTAAAATTGCTATAGGTAATATACAAGGAATTAGAAGAGCTAAAGCATATCATCCTAGAGATTATAAAGGTACCTGTGAACAAGTTTACAATTTAGATGAGTTAGATTTAACTAAAAATAAATGGTTAATATTGGCAAGAACTGTATCTAAAATAAAGAAAATACAAGATATATTAATAGAAAAGGGTTTATATTTTCAAAGTAATAAAGGTAAAAGTATAACGGTTTCTTTATACAAAGCTATAAAAAATTATAATCAATGGCGTCAAGGTATAGAATTATCTGAAGAACAAGTAAAAGATATTAAAGACTACATTGGAGAAGTTAAGTGGGACAAAAATAAGAATTGGTTTGATGCGTTTAAATTATCAAAAGACAAAGATAAAGAATACTTTGTACGTTTGTTTGAAAACAAAGAAGATTTAGATGCAGATGCAAGAATATGGGTTTCTACAATACACGCTATTAAAGGCGGTGAAGAAGATAACGTAATTCTTTGTTTAGATCTTGGTGATAAAGTCATTAAATCAATGAATCAAAGTCAAGATAAAAAAGACGAAGAACATAGAGTTTGGTACGTAGCCTATACACGTGCAAAAAACAATCTCTATAAATTTATATTAAACAATAAAGAAAGGAAAACCTACCCAATCATATGACAAACAAAGATATATTTAGTGATGCATTTCCACAAGATAAGCAGATCGGCGGGAATCATTATAAAAACTTTCACATTCAACCTTATGAGTTTATTTCTAAGAATGAACTTTCTTTTTTCCAAGGAAATGTTATTAAGTATGTGTGCCGTTATAAAAATAAAAATGGTATACAAGACTTAGAAAAAATAATTCATTATTGTGAATTAGAAATTAAAAAGATGAAAGACATAAGTAAAAAGAAATGAATATTATAGCAGTGCATGACTTATGTTTTATGACATTAACCACTTATTACTTTTGGAGTAAATTAATATGATCGTACCACAAACAGAATGGATTATACCTACAGAATTTCCTGATTTAAGGAAAGCAGATGAAATAGCAATTGACTTAGAAACTAAAGATCCAGATTTAAAATCAAAAGGTTCTGGTGCTATCATTGGTAATGGTGAAGTAGTTGGTATTGCAGTAGCAGTAGATGGGTACAAAGGTTATTTTCCAATAGCACATGAAACTGGACCTAACTTAGATCGTAAAAAAACTTTAGAATGGTTTAAAGATATTTGCGAATCACCTGCTACAAAAATATTTCATAATGCAATGTACGACGTATGTTGGATTAGAAATTTAGGTATAAAAATCAATGGTTTAATAGTAGATACCATGATTGCATCATCACTTATAGATGAAAATAGATTTTCATATACTTTAAATGTTTTATCTTGGCATCATTTAGATGAAGGTAAGAACGAAGCAAGATTAATTCAAGCAGCTAAAGAAAGAGGACTCGATGCAAAAGCAGATATGTGGCGATTGCCGGCAATGGAAGTTGGAGCCTATGGTGAAAAAGATGCTGAACTAACTTTAAGACTTTGGCAAAAACTTAAAAAAATAATGATTGAAGATGATCTACAAGATATATTTAATCTCGAAACTGATCTTTTCCCCTGCCTAGTTGATATGCGCTTCCTAGGGGTGCGGGTAGACGTGTCCAAAGCCAATCAATTAAAAACAGCATTGGCAGTAAAAGAAGAAAACCTATTGCAACAAATAAAAATAGAAACAGGAATAGATACTCAAATATGGGCGGCACAATCCATTGCCAAAGTTTTTGAAAAACTAAAGCTACCTTATAGCCGTACTGAAAAGACTGACTCTCCTTCATTTACTAAAAATTTTATTACTAATCATGCTAATCCTGTAGTTAATATGATAGCAGAAGCTAGAAAAATAAACAAGGTTAGAACTACATTTATTGATTCAATTATTAATTATGAACATAAAGGTAGAATTCATGCTGATATAAATCAAATACGTTCTGATGAAGGAGGTACTGTTACTGGAAGATTTAGTTATTCAAATCCAAATCTACAGCAGATACCTGCCAGGGATCCGGAAACAGGGCCTTTACTTAGAAGTTTATTTATACCTGAAGAAGGTTGTAAGTGGGGAACTTTTGATTACTCGCAACAGGAACCAAGACTAGTTGCACATTATGCTTTAAAATTTTCTTTACCATCTGTAAATCCAATTGCGGACTCATATGAAAATGATCCATCAACTGACTTTCATCAGATTGTTTCTAAGATTGCAAAAATTCCTAGATCACAAGCAAAGACAATTAACTTAGGTTTGTTTTATGGAATGGGTAAAGCAAAGTTACAAGGTGAACTAGGTGTGACTAAAGAAAAAACGGAAGAACTATTTAAACAATATCATTCAACCGTACCTTTTGTAAAACAATTGATGACTAAAGTTATGAAAGCTGCTGAAGCAAGAGGACAAATAAAAACTTTATTAGGTAGACGTTGTAGGTTTCCTAAGTATGAACCTATTTTAAATGGTGCTGATTGGGGACATTATGTGCCACCAGAAGATGATGAACGTATGCGAGAACTACAAGAGATGGGTCCACATCTAAAAGATTTTGAAGGAAATATTATAAAAGATAAAGATGGTAATCCTAGAAAAAATTATTGGCATCAAAATCCAACACGTAGAGCATTTACATACAAAGCTTTAAATAAACTTATTCAAGGATCCGCTGCAGATATGACTAAAAAAGCTATGGTTGATTTATATAAAGAAGGTTTATTAGCACATATACAAATTCATGATGAACTAGATTTTTCTATTGAATCAGAATCACAAGCTGTTAAGATAAAACAAATAATGGAACAAGCTGTA